TTTGGTAACCAAAGACATGAATACGATATAGTTAAAAGAGATGATGATTACTTGTATACTTATATGCAACGAGTAAGAGAAGTTGGTGAAAGGTTATATGATTTTTGGCATAGACCAGAAGCATTCTATATGGATGGAGAACCAGAAGGTATTGACAGAGAACAATGGTATAAAATATCTCAAGAGTTTTCATGGCTTAGTGGTCCACCAATAGAACAAAAGGTTGTAACTGCTAGTGGTATAGTATATAATCTAAACAAGAACGCAGATTATAATTGGGCTAGAGAGTTTATAGATATTGCAGAAGATACAATTCAAAGCAACAAACTTGCTAGCAAACACAAAACTAGCAATGAGGAAAACAAAAACAAACTTAAAGGATTAATACCAGACGATGCTAAGTCTGTTATTCATAACGGTGTTACTGCCAGCCGTGATAGAACTGGTAGACTATCTATTAGAATAAAGGAGCAAAACAATGGATAAAGCACAAGCATGGGCAAAGATAAAATCATTATGCCCAGATATAGAACCAAGCGATAAGTTAGCCTGGCAATTAAAACAGAATAGACAATGGATACTAAGTAACCAAGCTATTCAAAGAATCGCAGCATACAATAAAATTATAGTTACCTATGGAGAACCAAAAGAAATCATGGGGAATATATATATTAAAGCTACTGCAAAGAATACTGTAACAGGATTACAAATAGAATCCTTTGGTGAGACCAGCAGTAAGAACACACACAACGCATACCCTCTGGCTATGGCAGAGAAACGAGCGCACGATAGAGTTGTGCTTAAATGTGTTGATGTGTACTCAAGTTTCTACAGTGATGTAGAAGCAGATGATTTTAAACAAAACAATAAGGAGGACTAAATGTCAGGAAGTTTAAATAAAGTAATGCTCATAGGTAGACTAGGAGCAGACCCAGAGATTAAAGAAACAAGTAACGGAGGAAGATTTGCAACCTTTAGTATAGCAACATCTGAAACTTGGAAAGACAAAAACTCTGGTGAGAAAAAAGAAAAAACAGAATGGAGTAAGATAGTTGTATTTAACGAAGGTCTTGTTCCAGTCATACAGCAGTATGTAACAAAAGGTAGTAATGTTTTTGTTGAAGGTAAACTATCAACAAGACAATACACAGACAAAGAAGGTGTAGAAAAATATACTACCGAAGTTGTACTGCAAGGATTTAATTCTACATTTAAAATGTTAGACTCTAAATCAGAGGGAACATCAGGAGCGAAACCACCACAAGGTGGAGCGACTGGTGGTCACGACTCAGATATACCATTCTAATCTACCACTCCTTTTAGAAATACTATATGTTGGTAGATTAGACATTGTTGTTCATATAGTATTAGTATCCCCATCTTGATTATTACTTATTTGGCTGAGTAATATAACGGCACAAGGTGGGGATATTTTTGTGAGTAGAAAAAATTTTTATATAATATATATTGGAGAACTATGCCCATGATATTTAGAAATAAAAAATTAGAACAATTACTTATGATTGTATGTAAAGACTACAATGTAACAGAAGAACAGTTACGTGGTGCTGTTAGAAACAAGCAAGTAGTAGAAGCTAGATGGATACTTTGGTATATGCTTAGAAACTATGGTGCATTAAGTTACACACAAATAGGCAATATGTTTAACAAAGATCATTCAAGTATTATTAGTGGAGTAAAGAAATTAAACGATAATACTATTAAACATTACACAAAAATATTTAATGACCTCTCTGTTGAAGAAACTCCAGATAATCACGACCTTCTTCAACATTCTCAAACATCAGCTGTTTTGACGCACTTGAAGAGTATGGATCAATCACTTGCAAAATTGACTGACCGTGTTGCTGTTGATGAAACCCCTTATCTATTGCATATTGATCGTGATACTTATAACCTCTTAGTCGAACTAAAGAACTTACTTTACCATTTATTTGCTCAACCTTCTGAATCCCCCAGTTATGCTTATGACCAGCAATATACAGATCAGCATCAGAATTCCAAAGACTTGCTTTCATCAGACCATGAAGATTTGAATATTGAGAATGACCTGGGTAATCATGGCGTGCATCCACGGAAAGACAATATCCATTAGGAAAGTTTAATCTAAATCTTACTTGCCAATCAGCAGATATATTCTTTGGTTGTTGCATCCATGTCATTGGATCTCTTTCACTAGGTGTCCAATTATCATGATTACCACGGATTAATATAAGTGGGTCCATGTTATTAATTAACCATTCAATAAGCATATAGGTTTGTGCATCAGTTGTCTCCTGACTAGGGCTCATTTTTAAAGACAGACGGCCTATCCAATTATTGTGTACATCACCTATTGATGCACCTTTAATAGATGGATTAGATTTTATTAACTCTACATCAGAGTGTAACTTCTCCCAATCACAATGGTTATCATCTATATGTGGATCACCCATCCATAATATACCTATTGGTCCATCAATATTTACTTTAACATCTATCCATTCATGAGCATCAGTAGCTTTTTTTCTTGTACGAAATCTCTTTCGTTTATACTCAATCAATTCTTCAATAGGTAATTCTTCTGATGGTAGGTCTGGTATATCAAAGTCTGGTTCTTTAGTAAGGTCAGGTAGTCTTTCTTTTGCAGCATTTAATCTTGCTGAATATGTTTGATAAGATAAACCTAATGAACTTGCAGCATCATATCTATTAGGATGTTCATTGTCTGCTTCTAATACTTCATATAATTGGTCTTTAGTTAATGGACTTCTAGGCATACTTACTCCTTACATTTACAAATTTTTTCTTCTCTTCTTATTTCTTGTATAGCATCCAAACAACCAGCAATCATATTCATATAAGCACTGACAGTCATTGGTTTCCATATAGACTCATGATCTATACACACCCTTATCCTATCTCCAGTAGGAATAACATACACTTGAGTATCTTCAGTTATCTCAATCTGTTGTTTCTTTTTCATTCATCAGCTCCTTCAAAATTTTTACTTCATCTTGTAAGTAATCAATCATCATATCTTGACGAGCATCATCTGGTAACGAACCCATTTCACCTCTGGGCCATTTAATTCTAAACTCAGAGTTAAGAATAATATCTTTATCTTGTAGCTCTAGCTCATGCTCTAAAAAATTTAATCTTTCTGTTACACCAAAATAACCATACACTAATATCATAGCACCACCGACAAGACTTACTAAGTTTCTTAGTGGTATTGCTATAACGCTATTGTCCGATACATTTAAATTTTCTTTTGTCATCTTTTTGCCATTGCCCTTTGTCCAAACCAGAACGCTATAATGCAAGACACCATGCCTTCATCAAAGTCTGAGTATATTATGTGTAAGTTTTCATGTAGTTCTACACCACTTGTGTATGCTTGCCAGATAGTAATTGTTTTTGCAGTAAGATATGAAAACAAAAACAGATATGTAATTACCGGTCTGCAAGTAGCAGAGAATGTTGTTACCCATTTAGCTGACCCTTGTGCCAGGGTTTGATCATGTTTATAAATATTTTCTGCCTGTGCTATATCAGCTTGGGCATTTGCAATATTCATTTTATGTTTAGATTGTGCTTCGAGCAATGCAAGTTGTTGCTTATGAGCCTGTCGCTTTTCAAAAAATCCTAAAACTGAGGGGATTGTGCTTGAAGCAAAGCCTAATGCTGATCCGAGTAGTGCGATCATGAAAAAAAGTTCCCATAAATGCACGGAGAATTAAAGTTAATATCTTCTATATAGTATAACATCAAAATATCTAAAACCTTCTGTATCGCTTTCTATTACAGCGAGAGAGCTAGTTGTCTACTTTGTCTGTAGTTTCTATCTTAATTGATATGTTTTTGCCTGTTGGCACTTGTGATGTCACATTTATGTGTGAAGATGCACAACCAACTACAGTAAACATACAAACAAATACTACTGCTAATGATTTTTTCATTAGTTACCTCCAAAATATGTTGATAAAAAATTAGTAAGGCCAGCTGATAAACCACCAGCTGCAAAAATAATTCCAAATAGTAGACCTCTACCTCTAGCTACTTGAGTTTCCATGATTAACAATCTATCATTTAAATCTTCTACTTGATCAGACAGTCTGTTAACTGCTTCAATTAACTTGCCTTGTTCTAATGGAGTAAGACCAGACATTATTCGTAATCCACCCAGTCATCATTTAGTACCCACCCAGTATCAGGTGTGTATTTATATTTACAACCTTTCCAATCAGAAGGTAAGTCTGTAACATTTTCATAGTAGTTATAATCAGATCGTTTTAATTCCATTAACTCTAATACAATTTCATTATCTGCATTTCTTATTACTACTCTATCTTCAAGAAAATCTAACTGCTCTTCATCAAGAAAAACAAAAGTACATACATCTTTGTTTACTGTATTAATAATAACTTCTTCAGTTTGATTGTTACCTTCAGTATCAATGTAATTATTAATTAAAGTTTCTTCTTCATCTTCTTTAGTTTTTGTTAATACTTTAGTCATTTAGATTCTCCATATCTACATACTCATCGTTTTCAACAAAGCCATCTGTTTCATTGTAATAGTATTTGCATGGCATAAACCCTTCTGGAATATCCTCATCATTAACGGTAAAAATTTCTGTGTTGTTTATATTTAAATCAGATATTGTATATGTACCATTAACTATAATATTATTTTCATTCTGAACTATAACATCTTGATCATTAAATTTTTCTAAAACTAATCCAGTTACATCTTTGTCGTAATCATTTTCTTCACCCCATACTGCATTTTCATCATCAGGGTTTGGTTCTCTTGGAACATGAATTCTTTCTATAACATTTTTGTATGTAATTATTTTCATAATATATCCTATGTTAATTGTATTTCTGTTGCAGAAAGTGTAACACCAATTTGTTTTTGGTTTGTTCCTACACTATTAACAGAAAGTATATTGCCTGTAGTTGAATCTATTACTGCTAATTTTGCTGGTGTTAAACCACTTAAATCACTAGCAGTACTACCAGCTACTTTAACTAAAGCTGTATTGTTTGCTGTAGCTGATTCAGTTGTTATTCCAACAAAATTTGTAAAAGCATTTTGTGCTTCTGGCCCAATAAACCATGATGTTGGTTTACCGTTACCAGTATTTTGAGGGGAGCTTACGCCAGTATTAAAAACTATCCATTGACTTGCATCACCAGCTTTTCTAAAAGGCATTACTCCAGAAGATGATGCACTGTTAATTGCTATATTGTTTGTGTCTACAAATGTACCAGTTACTTGTGGGGTATTTGCATTGTTATTTGTAGTTGAAGTAGTATCTGTTACATAATGATAGTAAACCTTATGATCTGAACCAGAGTTGTAACCAATCATTAATATATATTTACCACTATCAAAGTCATTTATTACTTTACACATATTACCTTGACCAAAAGAAACGCTACCTCCACTATATAATGATAATGCTTCACTATCAGTAGGTGTATTTGTAGTTCCTTGTTTCATATCAAATGTAAAATATCTCATAGTTCCAGAGCTGTCTGGCCTGTATATAACTGCTAAACCTAATCTGCTTCCAACTGTATTTGATGGATGCAAACTTAAACCAATATTACTACCACCCATATTTTGATGACCACTATTATTACTTACATTTTGGAAAGAAGTAGCACTCCAACCAGCTGCAGTACCTGTGCCATATATTTTTGTAAGACCACCATGATTTGTATAACCGTTTCTCATATGAGCTAAATAAAATTCACGTTCTGTTGGATGTTTAACTAATTGAAAATAACCTTTATCTGGGTAACCATAAGAAGCACCACTATTCATTTGTTGTTCTGATCTACCTAATTGACTAGCAGTTTTATCAGAACCACTACCGTGATAAAAAGCAGCATAAGCTGTGTAACTGTTTTCATACCACTGTCCAGCACCACTTCCTATCATTATCCATTGTCCAAATCTTGTTACACTATTAGAAGTTATTGATGCGTTTTCCCATTGAACATCAATGCCGAATCTATTACCTGAAATATTTCTAAAGTATGTTCCTGACATAGTTACAGAACTACCTTGAGCTGTAAATGTTGAACCATCAAATGTATAAGTTTGATATTTATAAGTTGAATTAGTAGTAGTAACAACAAGCAACCAATGACCAGTACCATCTGGATGCTTACCTTCTGCTATTGAAAACCCACCAGTATTAGATGAGTATAGTGTATTGTAACTACCCCATGTTATTCCTGTTCCAGATTTAATACCTACTTTATAATTAATTTTAGATGTTCCGTTAGATGGATAAAACACAATGTACTTGTCATATTCAGCATTGTAATGAATTTCAGAACCACCAACACCATCATGTATTTTATCATCATTACTATTATCATATGCTAAAGATGAATCAGTTGTTATAGATATATTAGCTGTAATAAAGTTTCTAGCTTTAGCAATTTTACCATCATTTGTAATACCAACAGCGTCACCAGCTGTAATATTTTCATATGCTGTAAATTGTTTTACACCAGTAGGACCAGGCTTTCTCCATAAACTTGTTGCGCTTACAGCTGTACCTAATGAAACTTCTCCAGATGTACTAACTACTCCAGCATTATTAGTAAAGTAAGAAGAACCAATAGTCATTCCAGTTAAAGAATTATTAACTCCACCTTCAATAGTAACAGTAACAGGATTACCATTAGTTGCAGTACTGTCAGCTACACCTAAAAATAAATTACCAGTTAAGTTAGATGTTGTTTGTGTTGCACCTATAATTGCTCTTTTGTATCCAGTTGTTCCAGCTCTATACACAGTAATATCATTACCACCAGTAGTAATAAACGATCTAATTCCTGTGTTACTGTTATATGCACCAGCACTTGGCGTAATCATTTCTCTTATATTGGTTGATCTTGTTTCTGGATTACCAATACCATGTGTAACTTCTACCATTTTAAATTTATTAGAGTCTGAGTAATCAATCATACCAAGATATTGTTTTTTTGTTGTATGATCGTAGTACATATCACTAGCTTTAAATTCATATTTGTTAGAATAAGAACCACTTGTGTCCATAAATTGTGCAAGGTTTGTAGTTAGAGTTTCTGGTTGCCACCAAGTACCATTATTAGCAGATTGCATTTTAACGCCGATCATATTAACACCAGTGTCATCACCAGCAGTACTGTTTCTTCCTACATAAGCTACATCTATTCTGTCTTTATCTTTATTATATGCCATTCCAAGAACATATGTTCTACCATTACTTGGAGGTCTAAAGTCATATGTTTCACTATAACTTGAGTTACCTTCTTGAGTAGTATCATACTGTAAACCATATGTGTCATAACTAGGTTCACGCTTTAACCAACTAAATACTAAACCACCATCAGTGGTTGAAACATTACTGCTAGTACCTCTATATGTAGGTTTATTTTTACCATTAAAACATACAAGAATAGAACCAAATGCTGGATTGTATTCCATTCTTGGTATAGTGTCATGGAATCCACCTTGTTGTTGTTCGTAACCCCAGTTACTTCTAGCATATGACGTACCTTGACTATATCCTGTAGGATAAGCCCATGCGTTATGCCAATACCACATACTACTTCCGTAATATGATCTAAACATAAAGTTTAATCTGTTAGCGTTTCCATCAAAAGCAGCAGCAATACCAGCGTGACTATGGTTTTGACCACCACCAGCTATTTGATAATAATTACCTACAGTGTTGCGAATAGATTTTCCATCAGAATCTAAAACTGAAAACCATCCAGCTCCATACCTAGTATAACTAGCGTTTGTTCTTGTTATATAAGCATATACTTGATAGTTAGCGTAATTTTCACCATTCATTCCATCACCAGAACCTGTGCTACTATTCATTCCATTGTCTGGCATATATACTAAATGACTGTCACCTTCATCATAACAATAATCTACTTGTCCACTGTTTAAAACTTTAGCTGTACCCCAATCTATAGTTCTAGCAGAGTCATCAACTTTACCAGCTCTAACTTCTACATAACCTGACGCATTTCTATATAAAACAACAATACTATTTAACACTTCATTATAATGCCAACCTTTAATATTAGAGTTAGTAGTATCAACATCGTATTGATTATTGTTATAACTTACAGTTGCAACAATTTTTTCAGCAGTACCAGTTGATGTTAGGATACAAGGATCACCAGCAGTAACAGTACCAGAAGCGTTTACAGTTACAGAACCACCTGATGGTGGTAAATTTTTTAAAGAAGAACCATCTAATGATGTTGGAACATTAGCATAATTACCCATATAACCATGAGCAGAACACTGATAATAAAGTATAGGAGGTGTATCTTCATTTACTTCTATTTGTGTGTATGCTCCAGCAGAGCCTGGCGTACCAGATGTAGTTACATTTGTTGTATATGCTGTAGTTTTTGCAGCATCTTTATAAAATAATAATGGATGACCAGAGTTACTTGCATCAGATTGATCAAATTTATATACATATCCTGATGAAGATGTTACGCCATCAGCACCTCCAAATGTTAAAGCTGGAGATTCAACACCATCTATAAAATAACCACTACTACTACCATCACCATTATAAGGGTGACCAGATGTTTTACTTGCTACAGTTACAGTAAATGTTACAGGAGCAGAAGATGAGCCATAATCTGTTGATATAGATTTAGCTGATATTAATGTAGCATTTGTTATTGCTTTATCATTAGCGTCAAGATTGCCACCAAGTTGTGGAGTTGTATCTTCAACAACATTAGCCATTGGACCAGCTGGTCCTTGAGGTCCAGTAGCACCAGTCGGACCAGTAGCTCCTGTATTACCTTGTGGTCCTTGTGGTCCAGTATTACCAGTCGCACCTTGAGGGCCTGTAGCTCCAGTCGGTCCTGTTAAGTTAGGACTAGTAACTGTTTGTGTAGTTCCATTAGATAATGTGTGAACAATATCATATGTACCATTATTGTTATTAGTTAGAGCAATGCCTGTAATTGCTGTACCAGTTGCACCGGTAGCACCAGTATTACCAGTAGCACCTTGTGGACCAGTCGGACCAGTAGGACCAGTTGGTCCAGTGTTTCCTGTAGCACCTTGAGGTCCAGTTGCACCAGTTGCTCCAGTTGCACCTCTTAAATTTTGTGATGTAAAACTATGACTACTTCCATCAGAAAAAGTTAAGTTAATTGTTTCTGTATAATTATTATTAGATGTAGAAGAAAATCCTGTAACAGTAATACCAGATGTACCAGCTGGTCCAGTAGGTCCAGTAGGTCCAGCTGCTCCTTGCGCTCCTGTTGCTCCAGTAGCTCCTGTTGATCCAGTTGCACCAGCTGGTCCAGTAGGACCAGTTAAATCAGGAGTTACAATAGTATATGTTTGTCCACCAACAGCAGTAAACACAATATCCATTGTGCCATCGCCATTGTCAGTTTTAGCAACACCACTAAAACCAGTAGTAACACCACTACCATCTAAATCAGCAGTTCCAATAGAACCATCTGTTACCATTCTACCATGTACTGTAGTAATAGCCATTATTCTTCTCCTTTAGGATTCCTATCTTTAATTTCTTTTATAGTTTCTCTCCATGCGTCTATGTCGTGATATATCATATCTAATTGATCTGCTATTTTAGGGTATTCATTTTTTCTTTTTGAAGCATAACCTAAACTTTCTTCTCTTATTCTTTGCTCTAAAATACCAGCATCATTTCTATCAATATATAATTCATATCCTTTACTAACTTGACCAACAAATGGTATAATTAATTCATATGAGTCATCTATTTTATCTGGACTCATTTGTGATCCATATTCATTATCACCTAATACTTGCACATAATAACCATCAATAGGATTATCTAACTTATCTTGTTGTTTTTCTTTTTGTATTTGTGCTTGTTCTTGCTCTGCTTCGTACTTTTCTTGTACTAATTTACTTTGAGCTTCTAAGTTATCCTGTCTTTCTTGTAATTGTTCTGCTGTATATTTTGGCATTATCTTAATCCCCAGGCAATGATGTTAGCTTTTGTTAAATTACAAGCAGTACCATCATGTTTAGCATATAGTTTAAATCTAATTTGACTTGTTGTTTTACCAGTTGCAGATATTTGTGTAGGCAATCCAGAGTTTAAGTGCATATTAGACACAAAGTAATCTTCATATATATCGTGTATAACATACTCAGTACCTTCTGTACTTCCTGTTAAAGTACAAGCAGTTAACTTTCCATGTATACCATCAGATGAGCTACTAAAATATAAACTAGCCATAGCTATTGGAGCATGACCTTCTGATGTTGATCCTGTATTATCTGGTGCTGGTAAATCACAAGTAAGTTTTAATACATATGAGTTTGTTAAAGCAGAAGATGATGATGTTTCTACTACTTTAGTTTTGTTTACATCACCTCTAATTTTATTAGCTTGTAAAGAATCAATAACAGCGTCACGAATATTAGTAACTCCATTATTAACTTCAAAAGCTATAGTAGGTGTATGATTTGCGTTAGTTCTATCAGCTATCCAAAATCTATCAGCATTAACACCAAATGCTGTAGTGCTTCCAGATAATTCATTAGCAGAAGATATTAAACCAAAACCACTAACATACCCATTGCTAGAAATTTTAACAGCATACTTACCTTGTATTCCATTTATAGTAGAAGTATTAGTACTAATAGCTGTTGTATTGTTACCTACAGTTGAGCTTAATTGTGTAACTGTTGCTGCTTGAGCTTGAGCTGTAGAATTTGCAGATGCAGCAGTTGTACTTACAGCATTTAATTGTGATATAGTTGCTAATACACTTGTTCCAGTACCACCAGTAACAATAGATTCTAAATTAGTTAATCTTGTAGCGTGTGATGTTGTAGTACCATTTAATGTACTTACAGTAGCATTAAGTGAGTTATGCTCATTAAGTGTAGCTAATCTTCTTGTAGTTCCATCTGATTCAAATACTTGTGATTCAAGATTAGTAATTCTATTTAAATCTAAAGTAATGCTACCAGAACCTTGTACTTGTAATGCTTCTAAAGCAGCGACTCTTGATGTTAATGATGTAGATGCAGAACCATTAACAGTATTATCTAAGGATGATGTTAATGTTTCTAATGCTGTAATTTTAGTTCCTTGATCACCAATTACTTGCACACCATTTTGAGTAATAATATTTTCTAAAATTAATACTCTTCCATCTACAGTGTTAATGTTGCTTATTTGATTTTGTAGTGATGTAGATAATTGTGATGTATCTATTCTGTTAGTTGCAGATGCAATATCAGTAAGTAATTTATCTAAATCTATATTAGCTTGTGTTACTTCTGTACCAGATAAATCAATAATAGTACCTGATCCAGACGATACTGTTGAAGAAAAATCTCTAATTTCAATAGATGCACCAACAGGAGGTGCTGTAGTAAATGTTATTACATTGTCTGACAATGTGTAATTAGCAACATTTTGTAATACACCATCTATAATAACTAATATAGATAATACACTACTTGGTCTTGCAGTAAGAGTTAATGTAGTTTGACCAGAAGATGTGTATGTTGTTGATATAGGTTGTACCCTACCAAATACCAAATCCCATGCTGTACCAGTCCATATGCGTGTTTCTAACGCTGTTGTATTATAGTATAAGTCACCAACTTGTAGAGCTGTACCATCTGGCCTGTTAGTTAAATCAGACGGATAAGCTCCAAGATACTCAGTAATAGCACTTGTTTTAGTGGTGACATTACCAGATGAGTCAAAAGCCAATAGCTTCCCAGCCCTTGAAGTCGCAGTAGGAAGATTGCCTGGCGTACCTTCTTGCACTGGTGCTGAAATAGCTTGGTCAACTTTTAACTCCAAATCTTGTAAGTTTCTTGTGACTCTTGATAACTCAACATTTAAATCTTCAATGTCAAAAAACCCACCTGTGTTAAAGTCACTTGTTCTTGATATGGCAGTATCTCGTATAATGTCAATAGTGACATTACTTTGTGCAGTAGCAAATTGTACCTCAGTACTATTAGCTGTACCTACATTGTTTAATGTAAACTTAGTTCCTGTTTGTCCTACTAAAGACGATACATATGTAGCTTCTACATCATTAACAAATACTTTAATATCAGTAGCTTGTTCGGTAGCAAAAGGTACTGAAAATGTTTGTTGTGCTGTAGAGCCAACAGTATAGTCTACTCTTGGTGTTGTATCTGATACACTTATCGCCATAATGTCTTACTTTCCTCAATGTTAATTCTATTGCAACGCACTTTAATCTCCATATAAATATCTTCTGTCTAGCTTATCTGCTTCTAATACTTGATTTTGTATTTGTTTAGCAATAGGGCTTAAATAAAATAAATTATTAAAAGGTACTAATTGCCTAACTGCACTTGCAGTTTCTCTTTCAGTTTTATCATTATCACTTAAAAGTAAATCATATGCTTTATATAAAGCAGCATAACCAGTACCAAATCCACCACCTATTCTATCAATATTATCATCATATGACCATTTTGGGTCCATTCCTAACATTTGTCTTAAACCAAATTCATCATCTGTTAACAATGGAGCTAAGGTTTCTATTGATGTATTAAAATCTAACAACCAATTTGTAACACCAGAGTATTCTAAAGCTGTTAACATTTGTTCTTCTTCGTCTAAAAAACGATAATATGGATTTCTTAAATAATTTGATAAATAAGCTAAACCTATTACAGCAGATAACCCAGACCATTTTGATCTTTGTCTGCCTTGTGTAAATGCTTGTGTAATTTTTTGTGCAGCACCAATACCAAAAGACCTAAACTGAAATATTAAACTAAACAATGGTACATATTTTCTACCTAAACCAGAATATTCAGCTTGTAACTCTCTAAATCTTTCATATTGTGGTGCTAGTTCTTCTTCGGACATACCTCTTTTTTTACCATCTCTAATTGCATCATCAATATCATTCATTTCTTTTCTTACTTTAACAGCCCATTTTCCTCTAAATGGTACATTCATTGTGTTAAATAAATAATTTGGTTTTGATGAAATGCCAGGTATCATAATAGCTAATTCAGTTTGTTCAAATACAGCTATTTCAAATTTTTCTGCTAGTTTTTTATCAGTCCAATTATTAACATTACCAACATAAATAGACGCATCACCTTCTTTTACTACTTCCCAGTTAACGCCTGTTCTTTGTTCACCAATTCTAATAATATCTGATTTACTTAAACCTAAGTTTTGTAACCTTTGCCATTCTTTTATGTCTTTTTTAGGTATATCTGCTACATATTTTTTACCATTTCTAGTTGGAACATTAGCAGTAAGTTCTATTGAGTTTCTAATTAGCTGTGATGTTGTTAATGTACCAGCTAATTGTTTTGTCATAGTAGTCCAAGGTAAAAGTAAATTTGCTATGTGCATAGCATTAGCACCTTTTTCAGCTATATCTTCTATATTTTTTAAACCAAACTGACCCATACCACCACTTGGCGTTCTGTATTGATTTGGTTCCATAAACCTTGCATTACTTCCTAATACTGTTTCTATTGCTAAACCAATTTCTTTTGTAAATTCTTTATTTTTTTCTATTGCATTAATTAAATTTTTATTACCAGAAGCAAGAGCATTAGTGTATATACCTATTTCTTTTAAACCAATAATAGCTGCAAGATTACCTATATCTGGTATAGAGCTATATAAAAACTTACCAGCAAATATCATTGTAGCATAATTTTTTAACAATCTTGCTGTTCTAGCTTGTATACCAGCTGGATTACCATGGTTACCCATTCTACCTAAAACAACATCACGCATATCTGCTATGTTTAATTTAAAGTTTTCCATATCTTCATTAATTTTTGCTAAATGTTTTTTTGGTGCAGTAGATTTAATTATATTAAAATGTTTTTCTATTTCTAACATTTGTTTGCTAAGCATAATATCACCACCACCAAAATCATTCATTTTAATTAATGGTCCTATTCTTTGTATGTAATTAGCCATTACAGAAAAAATATCGTTATCAATCCATTTAAGCATTTTGTCTTTATCATGCCATGTTATTTGTCTTTCAATAAAATATTTACTTCTTCCTCTACCAGAAAGATTAATAAAATTACCTTCTAATGCTTCACCCATAATTCTACTAGCAGTAAGTTCAGCTCTTTCTCTTGGTGTAAGTTTACCAATATAACCAGCTGTTATTTCGTCTATTCTAAATTGAGATTCTAAATCATCTATAAATTCTTGTTTTCTAGCTACAGGAATTTCTCTATATAAATGTGGAAAATAACCACCACTCCTTACAGGCAAACCTTCTTCTTTAACTGACGCTAATAAACTTTCTGCATCATTTAATCTTTCTTTGTAAACTAATCTTTCTTCTTTAGTTTTTGCATTTTCTAATTTTCTGTTTAAAAAATTTATTTCATTTTGTATAAGTTTTGGCTCACCTATTAAATTTCTTTCAACTAAAAGTTTTTCAAACATTTCAGATATTTCAGTTATTACTCTTGCTGTATGCTCAACACCTTGTATTATTTTAGGATCAGAATTTAATCTTGTAGCACTTCCTGGGCTTTCTATTTCTTTAATAACTTGGTCATAAAATGGGCCTATTTCTATAACTTGTTTGTTATCTCCCATTATTTTACTAAAAGCATCTTTTGCTTTTTCTCTTTCTACACCTAAGTCATAAGCACCAGCTCTTAATTCTCCTCTTGCATATCCGTTAGGTAATGCAAACCCATCATAAATAGCTTCATTAATTTTAGGTATTAATCTATCAAACTCTCTTCTTGCTTGTATATTAACACCACTACCTTGTGCTTTTTTATCTGTTGTAAGCAATAAAGCACCATCACTAACTAAATCATCCATCATATATGACAACTCAGCTAAAGCATTATTGTATTCCACAGATTCAAATCGTACTGGGTTATTTGGTGAATCATATTTTGACACCATATCTTTTAAAAAGTCATAAGGAGAACGACCCAAACCAAAAGGTCTGCTTACAATTTCTCTTACTATTCTACCACCTAAACCACTTGTATATACTTTGTGTATTTCTTTTGCTTCAGTACCTTCAAAAACCCATTCAGTATCTTTATACTCTTGATACTTTGTTAAAGAATCTTCTGGTTTAAATGTAATTGCATTTGCAATATCTCTTTGATATTGATTTTCTAAAACAACTAATGCTGTTGATTGTTCTTCTTTAGTACCTTTTAATGCTAAATCTTGTAACTTAACTGGAACACCGTTATTAACTATTTCGTGTTTTAAAGTTCCAGCTTTTTCTGTTGTCCAAACATTATTAGTATTAACTGGTGTTATATCTGTAACATTATCTTTTGCAAAAGTTTTATTATTTTGTTGTCCTAATGTTATATCAGATTCAATTTTTTTTGGAGATTCTGGTGTAGGTTTAGGTGGTGGTGTGCTACCTCTAGGTGCAAACCCTCCTCTTAAACCATTTAAACCAGCACCCATTAAACCACCAAATAATCCAACAGTAGGTATCATAAACAATGCTTCATTACTTACCCCTGGCACAATGCTTTCTTGAGCTGTAGGATCAGCCCAACCTTTAGGTATTTGGTATAATGCTTCTGCTCCAGATACTCTTAATGCACTATCTGTAAATGCTTTAGTAGTAGATAGTATTTTACCACCTCTTAAAATAGGAACAAAATAACTTAAATCACCACCAGCTAAATTACCAATAGGATAAGCTAGTAATTGTGTACCAAAGTTTAATGTATCAATTTTTTTTCTTGCAGATAAATTATCTTTTATTTGTTCTTCTTTAAGTTGTACTTGTTTTTTATTAGCTAAAAAATAAAACTCATCCCAATACCTACTTGCAATATAAGGATCAGTAACTTCTGATAACGGATTAAAATTAGGATCAACTTCATCATCAAAACCACTAATCCGAGTACGCATATTTCTAAAAGCATTACTGCCTAAACTTGTTTTAAAGTGAGCTGCAATACCACCAAACAAATCCCATTGGCCATTAAGATCGTTATAGTTATCATAATCAGCTGGTAAATTATCAAGAGGGTTTACTCTACCTTTTATAGTATAAGCACTTTGTGGATTTAATAAATACTTTTGATATTCATCTATCATGGAATATATCTTTGATATGGAAACATAACTGTGCTTTTCCAGTTTGTTAGTTTTGTTTCTTTAAAGTTTACATAACTATTATGTCTTTCTATATCTTTAGGAGGTGCATATTTAAAAATGTAATTATTGCCAGAGTTTAAATTGCCAATACCATTGCTACTTAAATAAGTAGTAAATGGATTGTTATCATCTTTATATCCAACATAATACCATGTTTCTTGTATTGGTGTTCCTTCTATAGTTTCTCCTGATTTTTCATGTATATATTTTTTATCGTCAGGAAACTCTATAATATTATCGTAAGTAGCTACTGGAATAAAAACTATATTATCTATATCTAAACCATCTTCTGCAACTTTATCTTTTATTGTTTGATCTAAGTAACTATTTTTAATAACATCATTACTTTCAAAAAAAGTTTTTGCCATATCTAAAAAGTTATCTTTGTTTTTTATTAAATCATCTTCATGTACCCAACCAAGATGATTATCTGGATTTAATTTCCATTCATTTTTAAATGCTTTGATTGTATTTCTTGCAGCTTTTCTAACTGATGTACCATCTATGCTTCCATCATTTCTACTTTGTAAACTTAATTCGTGTGTAAATCTTAAACTTATCCATGAGTTAGCAGATGTTGATCCTACAATAGAGTTATTTAAATTATCTATCATGTTACGAGACATACTAACACCTCTTATCTTTTGAAAAAAAGTAATTGGGTTTTTGTTTATATGATCTCCTATTGTCATACCTAAGTCAGTATTACTATCAGAATCAAATGTACTAATACCTCTAGCTTCGACATTTAAAAATCTGTTATTATCTAAATTAGTGTAATGTGAATAAAAAGATTTTTGATTTGAATCTTCTACATCTGCAAATGCTTTGTGTTCATTCATTAACTCTTCTAACATTTGTCTACCATTACCTAAAAACTTAATAGGTTTACCAGCTAATCCTGTATATGTAGTTTCGCCACCTTCTGGGTATTCATCATTAGGAGCAAAAGGAACAGTATTTGCTACTCTTCCAGATATAAGTAAACTAGGTATAGAATTAACTAAAGCATTTAATAAGACTGGATTTTTTTTACCTAAATCTATCATAGAACTAACAGTATTTTCATCTACCATTCCTATTCGTCTTATTAAATCTACTGAACTATTAATTCCTTCTATAGCTTCTTCATCGCTTTCATAGTGTGCTGTTATTATTTGTTCAAGGGCTTCCTCTACTTTACCAGTCCTATAATCATCTGGTGATTCTGTTCCTGTATATAAATTTATAAGTGAATCCAATGAAGAATTATTGTTAGTAGCATCATTAATGCTAGTTTTAATTTGATTTTCTAAATCTTGAAGAGATGCTGGATTAGCACCAGTAAAATTAGATAAACTTTCTTGTGTAATAGTTTCTCCTTTTATTACTATTTGCTTTGCACCTTTTATTAATCTCAGATATTCTTGTTGTTCTGAAATAGATAAATTTTTAATATACTTACCAAAATATTCTTTACCAAATTTTTGAAACAAATTTACATTGTTTTCTGGTATAGCACCTGAGGCACTTGATGTTATTTTGTTTTTGTATAAATCTATTTCATTATTATAACCAGATACTATACTTGCATAAGAACCATCTGTTGGAAGTGTAGTTAAATTTTGCCCAAGACTGTTTAAAGCTAATTCTTGAACATTGTTTATATTTATGTTTTTTAGTATTGTTTTTCTTGATGTGTTTAATGATGTAAACTTTTTACTAAAAGAATCTTTTAATGCTAAACTTATTGCATCTTTTCTTCTGTCATTAATATTTAAACTATTAACTTTTTCATCAATAGATTTACCATAAACACTTTCAATAGTTTTTATTCTTTCTTGATATGATTCTTCATCTTCACTTATGTTTTGCTGTGCTTCAAAAATTAAATCATTTACAGTTGGCTCAATATCTCTATAAAAATTAAAGACATTATTTTTATCTTCTTGTATTTGGTTTTTTTGTTTTTCTTTAAAAGCTATATCTGAAACATTTTTTCCAAGATTTAATAAGTCTTGACCTAAACCTTGTGCTTCTGTAGTTCCAGCAGTTACACCTTGTGCTACTCCTATGTTACCTATTGATGTTACTTGTCTTTTATATCTAACCATTTATGTACTCATTTTATAAGCAGTATCAGTAGCTACTTGCCCTAATTTTATTAATGATCTTGTAGTTGCAATTCCAGCTGCTTGTCTAAATCCAGTTTGACTTCTTTTTAATTGTTCTCTTTCTAGTAAACTTTTTCTTGCTATGGTTGATTGGTCCATAGCATAATTATTTTTATTAGCATTTAACAGTGCTTGTGTTGATTCTCCACCAGCAGATGTTGTTATTATACTTTCAGTTAATTCTTCGTAGTTTCTTGCTAAAGCATTTTCATTTGATATAGCATTAATTTCGTTTAATTTTTGCTGTATTTTCATTTCTCTTGCTTTTGCAAGCTGTTCAGCTCTTGCTGCTCTGCCACCAAATATAATACCTAAACCTTGTAATGCAGCAGAACCACCTAATAAAATAGACTCTAACATTATATTGTTACCTCACTTACTAATTGCATTACACCACATGACGCTGGTAATGTTTGTGTTATTTCTATTGTTGGGTCCTCTGAGTAACCTAACAATCTAAAGTCTTGTTTACCATCTACTCTTGCCTGATCTTGTTGTATAAGGCCAGATGCAGTTGTTCTGTTAAATAATGTTTTGCCATTTACTGACATTGACAATGCTCCTTCTGTTTCTACTTTTACTCTTGTTATTCTTCTTCTATTACCAGTTAGTTCACTGCCAGGGTATTGAAAATCTACTGGCATAGTTTCTAGCTTCATAAAATATGAATATCCTATATATGCTTTATCACCGTTTGATAAGTTCAGCAAACTTGAATCTAATGTTCCTGTTCCAGATACAGTTTGTGTACCTCTGTGAGAGCCGTCATCTTTGATTACATGAACAGTTTTATTGTAAAAGTGTGCTGGTATACCAGTGATTGTATTATTAGCTACAGTAACCTTAAATGCGTCATCTAAGTAACATTCATCTGTAATATTTAACTCGTCAAAGTTAGTAAACTTTTCTAATGAGACTACATTGTTTCTATTTGTAACCCAGAATAAATTTTCATTAACAGAAGTCATAGTCATTACACTATCTAAATAGCCATGAGCATTGTCTGTTTGACCAGTACTATCCCATAAAGTCCATCCAAGTATAGACTCTGATATTACAGAATGTAATACACCTACTGTGCCATCATTGTTTACAAAAAATATGTACTCTTCTGGTCTTGTGTCTGAACCACCAAAGCTGCATATATCATTAGGGTTAACAATAAGATGACTACTACGTATTGAAACATCTCTTGGTGCAAAAGAATTAGCAGATACTCTTTCAAGGTCACGAACAGTTCTGCCGTTCCTTTGTATATAAAAAGTATTACCATTACAAATATGAGGAGTAGCTCTAGTTGATCCATAACCAGTCATCCTTTCTATTAAAATATTTGTAGGTGTTAATGGTTGTCCTGTATCTTGTATCACAAGAAACTCACCACCGCTAGTTAATACTTCTAGCCCTTTGTTAGAAACAATATGGTATATTTCGTTTAACTGGTTAGATGCTACAATAGTTTGTATACTGTCATTATCACTTGCATCACCTACATCAAAGTTAAAATAGTCACCAGATTGTGACGCAAATAAGGCATCAGGTTGGCTTACTGTACCACCAAACCATAATCTATTTTGATGGAATGTAACAGCTCTTGGAAATCCATTTCTACCAAAAGATTGTTCTTTCCATTCTCTTGATGGTGGCATACTAGCACCAGTAATTTTAATACCAGCACCACCAAAATCTCTGGACCCATTACCATTAGGATCAGTGTTAGCTACATTACCAGTATATCCAGTAACTTCATGTGATGAGTTGTATACTGCCCAGTTTGTTGTAGGACTGTTACCTACACTATATCCACCAGTAGGATTCCATGACACACCAGCTGGTAAGAAAAATCCAATACCACTACCAGCAAGTATTTGCGTAGCGTTTGTTGTACTATCTGTGCCTATTTCAAAATGGTCATCATCTACTACTCTTCTTATTTGGAATGTACCATTTAATCCAGCTCTTTGTATAAGCCCAGGCTCTCCAGCAAAACCACTAAGAGTTATATTATCACCAGCTTTAAAGCCATGATTGACTAATGTAATTTCTACAGAGTTTTGTCCAGATGTAGACCTAAATGGATTTAAACCTAGTTTTATTTCAAGTACATCTTTTACTTGTCCAACAACAGTTGTTGGGTTTGTGTATGTAATAATTTCAATTTCCTTACCATGCCACAGTATTGACTCTCCGACCCAATCACTGCTAAATGTATTAACACTGGACACCAAGTTAATCTGACCACTATTGGAGCTAGGTTGAATGGTCACATCACTTGGTGCCAGCTTTGTGTATGGTTGGTATATTTCATGTAACACTCTTGTAGTACCAGAATCAGTGTACTCAGTTACATTAGATGATTTTTTAAATTCTAATTCTTTTGCAGTAAACGATGATGCACTTACTCTTTCAATAATAATAGGTGTAAATGTTTCATGTGCTATTATAAAAGTATCGCCTTGCTGTGCATAGGTAAACTCTTTAATGTTATTTGCATTAATAGGTATAGCTGGTGTAGTACTACCACTTGTATATGTTGATATGGTACTTACAGGAGTTTGATTAGTTACATCATATACAACAATCTTTCCTATTTGAAATAAAAACAAATACTCTTGTGTTTCATTAAACACAAAAGGTTCTAGTCTAGCGTGTGTTGTAGTACCAGTTAACTCATCCCAATGTAAAGTACCGGGCCTTCTAAATACTGATCCTTGTGATGTAATTATAGCGTTTCTTAGCTTTTGACATCCACCAGAATATGCTGGTATGTCTGTTCTAGCTTTCATACGAGGGTCTAATTCACCTACAGTAAAATCTGTCTGAACAAATTTTATCTTTCTAGCCATTAGAATCTCCTAGCAAGTGTCCGTGTGTTACCTCTAAAGTTAGCATACCTACCCATATTTAATCTTTCTGTTGATGTTTGTTGTGCATCTACATTTCTTGCTAACAAATATTGTCTTTGTGCTTTTTGCTCAAACAATGCAGACTTATCTGCATCTTCTGCAATAGCACCAGCAAATACAGATGCTAAATGAAACTGTAAAGCTGTAATAAAGTATGGTGGGAATGTAGTAGTATCTGGTCTGTATGTGTATTCAGCTATTACTTTATCACTTACACCAGCATTGCAAAATAATTTGTCTGTAAATATTTCATATTGTATTGGGTTACCACCTACAGTAACACCATGAATCATAATAGATTCAATAGGTATTTGGTAAGCAGCATCATATCTATTTTCGTCTAAAGGTGCGTCTGTTAATCTTGATAATTGTTTTATGTTACTGGCAAATCTCCAGCGTGTCTGTGTCAAAGCTGATCTAACTATATCTTCGTACAGATTTTGTGCTACTTGGGATTCAGTTGTTGTTCCAGAAAAAGAAGAAATCGGCGTAGCACCGATCAACACTAATCCTCTTGAAGCTATGTCTATGTCACTGCCTGATGCAGTCGATGTTGTTGTTGTCATTTATAATTCTAGGGGAGTCGCAATCGCTAACTCCCCTATCCTTTATGGTTATGCTAACGCAGTTGTTGTTACAGTTGCATTGCCAGTTGTTGATGATACAGTTAAGACATCAACAGCAGCAGTACCTCCAGTAGCAGAAACAACAAGAATAATATCAAATTGTTTCAAATTGTTAGTAACTGAGTTGAAGTAACCAGAGCCAGATATAGTGCCTACGGCATCAGCTGATTTGTAATACCAAATAGCTGGTGAAGCACCACCGACTTTTTTCAATTCACTTGATGTTAAAGCCATGTTCTACTCCTATTCTACTATCGTGACTTCAATAATGCCTGTTGAATCAACAGCGATTGATCCCATAGACATATATGATGTTACAAGGTTACTAACTTTTTCTGGAATGTAATTAACTTCAGTTCTCACATCCGATCCTGTAGCAGTACCGATTGCAGATTTGTGGTAAGCAAAAACTTTTCTATCATTACCAGAAATAGGTAATGCTGAATGAATCATAAAGTTAAAGCCTAACCATCTTTTTGCAGTCATACCGCTAGTGAAAGGTTGATCGCCAGGTGCGATGTAATCTGTGTTAACAAATTCATCGATAGCTAACAAGTCAGCCCATCCTTCTGGTGATACGACAAAGTATCTTTGTCCGTCATCAGGGATGTCGTTTTCATTCATGTTTACAAATGCTTCTAATACTTTAGCTTTTGTAAGACCAGATGAAGCTGCTGCGATTGTTGTGCCATTACCAGCGTCAAGAGCAGATATGATAAGGTCATCAGTTTTTCTACCTAGTGCATTTGCAGCATTAGTAGCAACTACTTGTCTTTCATCAATATTTGTCTTGAGTAGGTCTAGTGTGTCAATGTAATCAGCAGCATAAAAGTCATTTAAAGTCACATCGACATTAGTGTGAGTAAGGTCCATGCTAGTAACTTCAGCGTGTCTTGATTTAGTAACGGCTTCACCTTTACCGATTTTTTGGAATCGTGCAGTGTTACCAGTTACATTATTGACTTGGCGAGTTGTGTTTTTGAGCTTAGCACCAGCTCTTTGATAAGCAAGGTGGACTTCACTCTCGAACTGCGTTATAAACGCTTGATCTATGGATAGTGCCATAAATACTCTCCTTTAAGTTAGAGTTAATAAAAACCTCCTGTTATCCTAGAGTCTGATACCAATTATCCGAATAGGGTTGGTCATTTACCTTTGGGCAGTTAACCTTAATTAATTATTTCCCTATCATTGACGCAACGCACAAAATACATTCTGTTGTCATCTTCTAAGTCAAGTACATCAAACTTATGATACAACAAAAACTTTTTAAGACCTTTTCTTCTGGAGTCTGCAATATTAAATAGTAAATCAAAGTGTGTATTAAATACATTTACCCATGCTTTTGACTCTCTAATAAATATAAACTTTTCTTTTTTACTTATGTTGTTAGTCATAAGTAACCAAACTCTACCAGCTTTTTTATATAGTTTATTGTTTAATGGTGGTCTATCTTCTACTACACCCCACATAGCCATTGGACCATTTTCATTACAAGCTAACCAAGATACATCTTCGCCTTGTTGTATAAGTGGTTGCACACACGCTTCTAACGGTGTGCATCCAAGTAACTCACATTCGTTTAAATCTTCCGTAGTTAAGTTTTCAGACAGCAGTGTGACTAATTCAATAGTTGGTTGCTGTATACTAATTACCACTTAACTTCTGAAAACCTTCTTCTATTTCTGCAATATAAGCATCATCTCTACGGTTTTGATCCCAGTATCGAGGGTCTTGCATTTTAGCTCTAAGGTCTGCAAGTGTTAGTTGTCCTGTACCTTTTGCTACTGCATCTGCATTATTAACAGAGTTTACACCCATGCCCATAATTTTTTCTAAAAACCTTATGCCTGTTGCTGTAGCACCTAAGTCTACAATTAAATCAAGCTCTTCATCTTGAAAGTTTTTACTAGCCCATTGACTTACACCATCTATTCTAGCATTTGCATTTTCACCTAGTTTAGATTTTTCTGCTTCTAAATCTATTTCTACTTCGTTTGATTGTGCAAACTGTTTAATGCCTTCGTGAAATTGCTCATCACTAAACCCTGACTCAAATGCAGTTTTCTTCCACCAATCTAACATAGGATTGTTTAGTATCTCTTCTTCAGTAAAACCTTCTACTTCAGGAAGTGTGTAACTATTCTCATCAGCTGGTCTATCTTTCATTTGTTCAGCTTTTAATTCACCAATAAGCTCTTCTTTAAAGTCATCTTTCTTTTTACCAATCATACTTTCTAATTCAGTATAAGACTTAGACAATGATACATCATCTAACTTTCCGTCTTTCCAAAATTTTTCTGGTACATGGTCAGGTCTTGATGGAGTCTGGCTTTCGAGGGGTGCAGATTGGGTGGGAGGGAGATCACCAGACTCCTGTGTTTCTTCTGTAATCTCTGTTGGTTGTACTAATGATTCTTCATTCATCTTTATTTTGCTCCTGTTTAACTCTGTGTTGTGTAATTCTTGTTTCAATAACACCTACTAAATATCTTTGTCCTTCTAAATGAAACAACGCATCTGCTTTTATTTCTGGACCAGCTACTCTTTCAGTTGTAATTGACTTCAAATATTTTAATGTTTCTTGTCCATGTGGTGTACTAAAAGTTGTAGTAAGCAAGTCATTTAATAACTCTTGATCTTTTGTACTTCTTTCATATCCATCAGGACCCACTATCATTTTCGTCTGTGGCATTTGGTATAGCTCCCATCTGTTGTGCCTGTTGTAAAACTTGCTGTCTATCAGCATCAGTCATAAGTAAATCTTCTGGCACGGAAAATTTCTTTGCTAAAAATTTAGCTACTTCATTACCTTTTACTAACATTGGTAACATTTGTGGTCCAAACCTAGCCATGACTAATTCTAAAAATCTATCTACAGATGCAATGTCTGTTTGCATTTGTGCTTGTGCTAAAGGAGATATACTTACTACTTTAACTTCTCTTCCGTTTATTTGTGGTACTTCTATTTTACCCTGTTTCTTAAGGATGTATATAACTCTTCGTAAGATTGGAGTGACCATCTCTGCTTGTAATCTTCCAAAGGCTGATCCAATTCTTCTTGAAAGGTCTGCCATTCTTTCTGCAATTTCTGTTGCACTTGCTGGTGTTCTGTTTGGGTCACCCAGCATATCGTTGTATAAAGCTCTTTTAATATTGTTACGCATATCTGATAGAATAATATCAGATACTCTAAAATCACCAGCGTTCTTAATAGGTTGGAGTCCTGATGAGCCTGGAGCTTTCGGTATGACTGTACCCGGTAATAACTGTATTGTATCTGTATTGACAATACCATCATCTTCCAGTTGATATATACCTGAGATAGCCATCTGGGCATTTTCTAATATCATCTCCACAGTTAAGTTTGTAGTCTTAATTGCTGCCATAGCATTCATCAATGGTCCACGACCATATACTTCACCAGCACATTTACCCCAACGGAAACAAATGTATGGATTAGAACCAGTACCATCCATTTCTCTATGGACTATTTTTTCTTTATCTTCTTTTACTATAACACAATAATGATATTTTTCATCAGGTAATGCAGAATAATCTCTGTATACAGTTTCGATTACAGTTTTTTGTCTATCAGGATTTCTTTCCATGTCTATCTTCATCTGCTCTGTTAAGTTAGCATCAGGATAGGCAATAAGTAAATCTCTACACTTGACTAATCTTTTCCTATATACCGTATCAATATCGTCTTTAGGCCCTGTATCCAAGCAGATATGAGGGAGGGGAATTGCTGTAAAGTTGACAGGGTTAACTGCGTCACCTTCTTCCACAAGTAAGCAACCTGTTCCAACAGCCAAGTCCAAGAAACTTTCATGTACTTCTTGATTAAAGTTGGAATTTTGCAGAACCTCAAATACATATTCTGTAACATCGTCGAGAGCTTTGTTAACATCTAATTTCTCCTCTTCTGGTACTTCTTGTCCACCAACTAAGTCAGCCCATCTGGCAAAGTTAGGAACAATACCAGCTTGTAGTCTTGATGCAAATTCTTGTACACCTACTACAGCTGTTTCATCAAAAATTTTATCGTGCCTGTTAGCACCTGGGTGTTCACTAAAAAAACTTTCTCTTTGGGGTAACGCATATTCATAACATTCTTCAAAGGTAGGAATCCAAAGTTGTTTATTAGATTCTGCTTTAGAGTATCTTTCCAATAAAGTTTTAGTATCAGCTACCATTAACTATCTACCAAGAGGATAACCCCTTCCTCCTCCTGTGCCAGTTATTAAAGATCGTCTACCAAATCCAGCTTGTAATAATTTTTCTGTTTCAGTAGCTTCTGTCTTTAACCTAGTACGTTCGTCTAGTTCGCTTTTTAGTTGAGCTGCTCTTGCTGCTTTTGCGTCTTGACTTTCCTTTGGTGGTTTTGGTGTTTTTAAGCACATATTTTTTCATCCTTTATGCATTGGTATAAAGATATTGCAAATGAGCAACGCACATTAATAAGATTTTTTCCAACCTCGTTTCATTGCTGCATATGCTTTTTTACTTATTGTGCTATTTTTTTTAGACCTAGATATACCTTTTTTTTGTCTTTTCTTTATGTTTGCTAATAAACTCATGTTACCATTTTACCTTGTTTGCCCAGTATGCTGCGCTCATAATACCCTTCTTAATATTTTTTGCGTGTCTTGCTTTAAAAGACTTTGCTCGTTTAGTCATAGTTCTATCTCCTGTTTTACCTTGCTGGCCAAACCGTATTAGTTTCATTGTATGACCTTTTGCTGCTAAAACAATATGTGATTTTGTTTTATGTTTAGGTGTTCTTTTTGGTTTATTAACACCACTTAAGCCATGCTTTTTTAGTAAAGACTTTCTTCTATTCTCATGTGCCATACTAAAACTTACTCCAAAAACTTTTTTCTTTCTTTGGTTTTCTTTTCCTATCAAAAGGATTAAAGGAAGTATTTACTTGAAATGCTTTATTCTGCAACGCACCGTGTGTGATAGACCTACCTTCTCCTGATCCTAGCATTAAATACTGTAAGGCATCGTGTACATGACTGAATCTATTTTTATTGGGGCTTTCTTGGTATCGTTCTTGTCCTGTTACTTGTAGTCGTTTGTAGTGATAACCACCATCAAATCCAGCTATAAGTTCCTTACATCTTTTATCTATAATAACACCAGAGTTACCTTCTAACATACGAGTAAGACTAGCGTTTACAGACTCAAGCCTTAGACTTACATCGTTACTCGGTGCTGGATATACTTGGACACCAGCACCACGCATTATCTGGAATGGTGTACTCTCATCAGTCTGCGCCCTAAAGTCACCAGCTGGATCACCCCACATTTGTAGGTCACAACCCTGATAGTTCTGTGCAATCTCTTGTCGCATTAGCTCTGCAAACCGTACAATACCCATGTCAATACACACAACTTCTTTAAGAATATGCCAACGACCACGAATTTTTTGGGCAAATACGGCAGCTGGAGTCAATCCAAAGTCCATACCTACATACACTGTGTTGCCGTTTGCTACTGGTATATGCTCTTCTGCTACATGAATTTGTTTATTAAAGTCTGGATAGACTGGTTTACCATCATCTAATCTGCCGAGTCGGTTCATAACATATATATCTATCCAAGACCTAGTCTTACCATTGACTATATTCTTGTAATAATCTGGAGTTAGGTGTTTTTTGTTTTCAGCTTTGTCGTTTTGTTTATAACCTATAACTTCATTTTCATTGTTTTTATTTTCAATCATACCCCCAGGCTGATTCCAAAACGCCCAGTTGTCAGGCTTTACTAACATTAATGCTTCTTCTCTGGATATATGTTCTGGTACAACAGAGTCACCAGCCATAATAGCCCACCAGTGATCTTCTTCTGGAGCATTGGTATCGCATATAACACCATACCAAGACGGACCACCATCCTTCATAGAGGGGAATCTACCTACACGCATAGTACACGCATCAATAATAGACTTAGGTATCTCCCTTGCTTCATTAACCCATATACCAGTTAGCTCTAGTGATAGCAGTTTCTTTACATCTTCTGGCCTATCAAGTGCTAAGAAGATAACTTCTACATCTAAATCACCTTTCTTTATGTGGTGGGTAAAGGGAACAGACCATCGGAAGTTACCCCAGTCGCTTTCTGGAAACCAGTCTAACCATGTCTTGATAGTTGTTGTTCTTAGCTGTGGGTTTGTATTCCTAATGACTGCCCACCTACTACGCCTTTTGCCATCCTCATTAGGTTTCTGTAGTAAGGCACGCCTAAATATTTCTATGCAACAAGCCACTGACTTACCACTTCCGACAGGACCTCTGAGTCCTCTAAAAAAAGAATCATCCTTCATAAAGGTTTTCAGGGTGTCGCCATCAGGCTTATACTTCAGTTGCATATTTATCCCTATAACATTTGATACACATTAGTTCATCAGCTAAATTAATAACAAAGTGATTACTTCTGTATACCTCTACTCCGCAAAGTACGCAAGGTCTTATAACTGCGTTGGCCCTTTCTAGTTCTAATCGTGTTTGTTCTTGTGGCGTTAGTTTCTGCTTTTTTCTCGCCATTAGTCCTCCAAATATGTATCAACCCTCTCATCAAAAGCCTTTTGGACAAAGTAATCCAAAAATTTTTTCTGGAATAGCCAGGTATAAATATCTTTATCATCAGCGTATATACCCACCTTGCCGTCATCAAATTCCACAATAGATGTAATGGATACAATACTATCCCTATTATCTTCGAGATAATCCAGTACAGTATCTTTAGTCCTACTACCATCGTTTACCTTAAATTCGATTATATTATCTTTAGACATGATCTCTATACTACACGACCAGTAACGAACCCTAACGCACAAAAAAATTTAATGAAGTACTTTTTTTAAGAATAATGTTTGAGGAGGACAAGTAACACGGTAATTTTGCCGAAGTTTTGGGGTGGGGTAGTGTTATGATAAATCAATAGATATTTTGATGTCACCGTCCAGAAGATGCTGTGTCCTTTCTGGAGGTTTGAATCCAGCTCTGTCGAGTATATCCTTAGATGCTTCAAGCTGAACATACTCTGACTTAGCTGAGCCAGAAAGGTTAACCATCTTCTGCATTGCTTTCGCAGACGCAATCCCAATATGTTCAGCAGTTCCTTTCATGAGAGCTTGTTGAATATGTGGTAATTTCAATAACTTACTGGCTTGCACTGATGCATTCTTATCACTATAACCAGCGTCGATACAAGCTCTCTTGCCGTTACCTCCGTTGGTTAAATAGTTATCCACGAATTGCGTCTGCATATCCGTTAATGTGGTGACATCATTTGCCATGTAAGTGACCTCTACGACTGTTCGCTCTGCCGATTATACAGCTATGATTCGAATCATGTCAAGAGGGTTACCCACATGGCAATGAATATATCTGTGATTTATCAACTATCGCTATAACATTCATCAGAGATGAGTGCCATGCGATAATGATATTCATCAACATCTATGATACCAGCTGTAAACATAGTAGCGATAAGTTCAGTTTGTTTAATATAATAATCATTGTTTTCTTGAATACTCATATGTAATCTCCCTTGTTAATATGCACATGGCTCGACTATATGAGGATAGAAATAGCAATATGTCTGGGTGCGGGCAGTTCGGCTATGCCGAACAACACGGCTTATTGCTATTTATAGACCATATAGTAATGTGCATATAGTTTATAAGGGAGATGACTTGAGTATTAGATACAATGATAGCGTGTTAGACACGCTTTTCTTTGTTTATGTCGTTGTGGCAGTTCATATCAGGCAAGTCCTGAATCCTTTTGACTGCTTTGTCATAGTCCATATGTATTCGTTCTGCCAAAATCGGACGCTGTTTATACATCAGGATTCGTTGGGCCAATGCGTATGGTTTGCGTTGCAAACCGAGCATTAGCACCAAACAAGCCGAAGGAAACCAACTTGCAAAAAGGCAAGTCGGTTTGTTTGGTTACCATCGAATCATGATGTAACACTGCTCTTTGCCGATTTTGGCATAACCATTTATATGGAGTATAACTATGACAAAGAGTCAAAATAAAGTGATTCAGGACATTTTAAACCTGATTGTAACTGACAACGACATTAACAAAGAAGGGAAATATAATGGATATTATATTTCTGGTAGTGATAAAATTGCTTATAGCAATTCAGTAGCTACAAGACTTATTACTTCTATGATTCGTGGTCATTACTTTAATATACAAGACCTAAAGCGTTCAGAAGTAAGAGCTTTAGATTTCAAGCAATCATTATTAGAAGAAGATTGCACTGATATTAATCTTCAAAGAGCTGATGATAACCTCAAAGGTGTTCAACAAGCATTGTCTATAATGATTGCTGAAATACCGTTATATGACGAAGCATTAGGTTTCTTTACACAGAAACCAGCAGAATCACGTCAGACATACAGTTCTATTGTTAATAGTTTACGCAACAATCAGCGTAAAAACAATATACAAAAGGCGAAAGTAAGAGAGTATAAACCTCTTACTAAGTCACAGCTTAACAAGATAAGCATTGACGATACACCAATTCGCACGCCTTTTGGTGACAATGAGATGTCTAGTGATTTATCATCAGACATTGATTCACATACCAAGACTGTTCTTAATGGTTGTGATAATCCAAATGTTGATGTTCAACATTCAGAAACTGTAGCTTAACTATAGTTTCAGACCCTACGGTCTTTGACCGTAGGGTTTTTTTATGGTCGTCAATACGACCAGTGAGAGGAAGAAAACGTAATTTCCCCAGATTAAATCTTCCTCTCACAAATTTTTTTTGGAGAACAAAATGTCAAAGACACAAAAAGTGTATGAGTTTAACACAGAAAAATTTAACTCAAAATTTTT